CTCCTTCATTTGCTCAGGGTCTTCGTAGATAGTGTTGAAGCTCACGGCTACGTTCATCTCAGCCTCATCAGCGTCCTTGATGAACTCCACTGGCTGCGGGTTGCCTGTCACGCGAATGAACACCTCGTCGGGACCGTTGATCTTGTATGCCTCATAGACTCCCTTCAGCACCTCGCCCCAGTGGTAGAGGAACTGATTGATCTCGTGCTGCTGTTGCTGCTGCGAGTAAGGGCTATCTGGATTTAAGCCGACAAGCTCCATCGCATCCTTCATCACATCATCAATTAGCCCCTTGGTTACGTCAAAGCGGGACTCCTTGGTGAGATAGGATGGTTGCTGCTGTCCTGGGCGGGTCGGATACACTGCTCCTGGCTGTGGTCGTCCGTGATCCCACGTAGGAGACACAATCAGCGATGGCGCAATAGCGTAGCTGGATTCGTCCACATTGGAGTCGCAGAGTGCCTTCTTGATCTTCTGTGACGTGCGGAGCATCTGAGGCCAGTTCTTCGCGCTGTAGAGCGTCTTGGCCTCGTATGGGGCAGTTACCACGAATGGTAGCTTTTTGATGCCAGGGAGCAGCACACGCTTGGCATAGGCTGGCATATCACCAGATTCACCGAACTCAGGACACCAGATAGTCAGATACACGCCACACGCACCGTCATCTTCGTCAATCAGTCGCTCGTAGCTAAAGATTACGTCAATCAGGTCGCGCACTTCGCCTGCACCCTTAGTCTCTAGGTTCAGATAAGAGCTATTGTATCGCCCTGAGAACGTCGCAGACGGGATTCCGTTCGCGTATTCGATGGCGTAGTCCACCCAACCCTTATCCCATCCCTCGGACTCTACACGCTGTAGAAGCTCCTGCGGGGTCATCGGTTTACGAACATAGCAGCGGTTCGTGTCTTGGAAATTCTGCGTTGCGGATGGCGCATAGAACTCAGTATCAGGCGCAAGCGTCATCACCTCTGGCTTCCCTTCGTCCTCTACTAGCACTGGAATCTCAGCAACGCCAGTCTTCTGTAGCTGCTTGAGTGCTTTCCGCGCTCGCTTGCGGTTCACTTCCCATCCCTCAATTGAGTTGAACAAGTCGATAGCCTCGTCAATGCGCTCAGGATCGGCAATAAGTTCGGCAATCTCTGGAATAGACTCAGCAATGTCCTCTAGATCAAACCGCTTTAGATGCGGAACCATGCGAGGCGGGGCGTATCCGTAATACGTGACCATGATGCCCTTGTTCTTACGGTAATTGTCTGCAAGTTCAGCCTCGCGCCAGAAGTTGTCAATTCCAGCGTCGCGCAGATACTTCAAGAAAACCGACACTTGAGAGGATCGGTTTACGTCTGTAGCCTTGCGTGGGTAGGCTTGAATCTGTGAGCGGCGCAGCGCATTCATATTGATCGCTGTGCTGGTCGATGATAGCTGCTGACAGAGCCACTGCTCAGTATCAGCCGCACCGTTGAAAGGAAACGCCTCCGAACCAGTCTTGGTCAGGTCTTCGTTCTTCGTGTCCCACTCGCAGTTGCGAACTCGCATCGCTTGGGCGCAGTTGTCGATGAAGTCCGACAAGTCATCTACTGTGCGGTCGAACGTCTCCTTGTGATTGGTGTAATCGAAATCGTCCTCAAAGTAGATTTCTGGGTCTTGATCGCTATAGTTGTCCATTATCATCTATATTACCACAGCACTTCGTTAATCTCTTCCTTATTTCGTGAAGTAGCTTATAATCAGCATTATCCTCAACGCCAAGGCTGTCTGACATCTCGGTGCTGGTGTGATATTTGAGCGGAAGTCCAGACAGTTCCATGTCAATGCGGTCTATCTGCGCCCAGTAATCAACCTCCGTTTGCCTAGCACGATTTGATCGGGTATCGGTAGAAGTATTCTCCATCTTGGATTCCTCGTTGAACTTTTAGTTTCTTGCCTTTGATGTCCACCAAACGCTTGCGATTAGCAGGCACAATAACGCTCACCTTGCGCTTAGTTTCAGTGTCCTCAGCGTAGATTCGTCGCGGATTGCCCGATTTGTGGTGCAAAACGCGCACAAGAACCACATCTGGACTGGCTGTCTCTTTGATGTCGATCTCCTTGCGGATAGCGGCCATGATCTTTAGGACACCACTAGGCAGGATTTCCTTGCCATCCATGTCGTCCTCGTCGCACACCTCCTTGCGTATCTTGCCAATCCGCATCGGGGTGAATGGTTCACCTAGCTGCTTGGCTAGGCTCTTGCAGGTTTCTTTATCTTCCTTCATGATTTTTGACGGATTTCTACGTAGTCTGGAGCGACCCAGTTAATTTCGTATTCGATTTTGCCAAAGTCCTCGCGGAAGGATTTGACAAGTTTTTCCTCAACCAGAACTCTTGACGAGTCGCTGATTGGTGTTGTTCTCATTGCCATGTATGCTGTATCTTTCATAATTAGTATGCGCCCCCTGACGCTTTTTGTTGCAGTGAATGTCCTCCGAAGTGAAACAAACCCTCTCCGTTATTCGCCATACACGAATAGCGAAGGATGTCACAGAAGTCCTTCAGTGGTTCGTCCTTTTTGCCGTTCTGACCGTAGTTCTGGACGCTGTAGATGGTATTGCCGCAGCTCTCGTGGATCGTCATCAGCGGGCAGTTCACAGCATCAACCTCCACATTTGGGTTGTAGTGGAAATACTCGTCAATCTTGGCAATGCCCATGTCCTCGTGGCGACCATCGGACGGTATGAAGTCCATACCTTCTTCTGAGAATGCCGTGAATAAGTCCACGTTATCCTCGTTCTCGGCAGCAAAGAAGCGGGAGTCACCGATTCTCTCGACGTAGAACTTGTCCGTAATACCCAGATCCTCTTCGATGTCTCGGAATAGCTCGACGTAGCCCTTGACATTGTAGCCCATCTTCTTGCTCGCGGGGCCAAACTTCCACTTCGGATCACCGAACTCTGCCCAAGGGCCGTAGGTGTCCCTGTCGGGCCATTCGCGCAACATGCACACCTTACCATTAGAATCCACAGAAAACCAGCCTGAGACGTAATTACGTGCGCTGGCGGGGTCTACTACGTGGTAGATGGTGTGAGTGTCTGGAGAAATCTTTGGAAGCTCATCGACTACGTGGACATTGCTATTAAACAGCGGGAACAGTGTAGTCATGGACTTGACTGGAATCCCGTAGGCACGCGTCAGAATCTCGTCACGGGTGCTGTGCTTTAGCTCCTTGGCAATACGCTCGTATCCGCCAAAAGGATTGAGGTCGGAATGGAAGTAAATGATACCACAGTCTTTTTTATGGCTATACTGTATGAGTGGAACTTCTTCACCATCCAGCAACTCTGCGGGGCGAGTCTTCAGTGTTTCGGCATCCTTGAGATATGACGCAACAAACGGCGTATGACCGTCGATGGGCGTCCAAGTTTGTATCATCTTGGAATTTCGAGTAGCCAAACGGAAGCGCATCGTCTCCACGAGATCACCATCCTCAAGGTATTCGTCCAACCAAAGCCCTACATTGTGCCATTTTGGGTCTTTGCTGCCAAGCTCTAAGCCCTCGAACTTCGCACGATTAGCAATGAACTGCGAATATTTGTGGAAAAGTATCTGGGAGCCGTTTGGAAGAATGAGAGATGCACCAGTAAATCCATTCTTCACAGAGTAGTTGATATACTCTACCTGCCCTTTTTGCTTACGCTTAAATTCGGGTGGCAGGAAATTAAATACTGCCGATTGCTGAATACGCACAGATGCATCTTCGTCCTGAGCAAAGCACACAATGATTGATTGTGGGTTTTCGATGGCTGCTTTCACCACAGTCCTAGCTCCCCACGTCGTTTTCGCGCTGCGATTGCCACCCAAGCACATGACACTCAACGACTTACCTAACCAATCCTCCGCGTATCCCCAATGCTCCAGTCGGAACCCGTGGTTCAGCGGGTCTTCCTCTGCCTGCTTCAGAACCTCCTCGCGCTCTTGAATCTTCTGGTGAATCTCCATGACGCGATCCACGTCAATCTCACCATTAACCGTAACGTAACGCTTTATTTCCTCAAGCGGGATAGGCTTGAGAATGGGGTGATCCGTCTGTTTGAAACTATTCATTTACCAGAATTTACCATGAATGGTAATCTTGCCATTCTTTGACGTAGCGATTGGCTTTTTGTCACAAATATTGGTGTCTTTTTGTTTCAAATCCTCTGGCTTAGACCAGTCAATTTGTGCGTAGTTCTTGCGCTGCTTGGCAGCATTGTGTCCCTTGCGGGGACTATGCCCCTTACCCATTGGATTCCTCCGTCTCTACAATCTCCGCTTCAATTACGTTCTCCTTAAACATTGCCTCTAGTTCGGCCTTATACTCCGCAGGTGTCTTTACCTGCTTGTGTTCGACCTTGACATCAGCCTCGCCACGAAGACGGTTGCTGCGCTGTCCTAGAGCCTGTGTAGCTACTGCCATCTCTTTCATGGACTTAGCCTCGTCCAGATC